CATGCGCACACGAACCAGGTCATATTGTATGACCTCGATCAGCTCAGCTGAGAAGATCGTACAGCCTGTCGGTGGAACTAGTAAAAGCTACGCTTACCGCGAAACTGCGGGAGCCTCTACTTATACTAGCACCATCACGGACCGTATGGGACGTGGACGTATAAATCCTTGCTTGCATAAGCGGACCTCGGCAGAATTTCTGCCGTGTGAGGACACTGTGCGATGGAGTATCAGGACAGCGTATCAAACGATACACTATACTGCTATCTTCCGTTGCGTCGGAACTCGAGGATACGCCGGGCAGCGGTGGTATATTCCGCCTCTCGGCAAATACTCGGTCGAACCAGATTGGTTCGTGGCGATGGAGAATCTCTTCTCCTACGCCGCCAACGAAGTCGTCGGGGACATTCAGTCCCTCGATACTCTCGTTAGTCTCCCTCAAACGCTTAAAATGGCCCGCTCCATATCACGACGGTTGTCGCGATATGTGCCCACACTCGGTAAGACCCTATTAACCCTCAGCGACCTATACCTTTCTTATCAGTTTGGTATACGTCAGCTGGGTATTGATATCACCTCATTCTTTGAGGCGATACTCAATATGGATCGCCGAGTGCAAGCGGCTCAAAGATACTCGGGGCAATGGCGGCGCGTTCGCGCCTCGGCACCTGTTAAGGTGTCAGGCACATCCGCGCCACGACCAAAGCCTCTAGCAAATTTGAGCCAAACCTGGGTCCACACTGATGTGACCGACTACAGGGCTACCGTGCAGGCTAGCTTCTTTACGGAAGTAAAGAGCAACCTGACAGGTAGATACTGGGCCGGGGCTCTGGGATTGGAAAATATCCCTAGGGCGGCATGGGAAGCGATTCCCTTGTCTTTCGTAGTTGACTGGTTTAGCAATATCTCAGGTATGCTTGATCGCATACCTGCGTATCGCGAGGCCAGGCAGCTATCGCACATCATAGCGTGGCGCGACGCGTGCTACAGTCTTAAATATACTGTAGACACGAATTGCGAATTCTCGCCTAATTACAACGATATATGGGGTTTTGGTCAGCAGATGAGTGGCGATGGTATATCGGGTTCTCCCGCTTACCAAAGCCAAGTCTGCAGTACCTTTAAACCCATATCTCGGCGTCGCCTGGTATACTACCAGCGCGAGGCGGGATTTCCTAGGTTTCTTCCGACCAAAGAGTATTGGTTGGAAGGCGGGCGAGCACGTTACTCCGTCCGGCAGGCAGTAACCGGTGGGGCTCTCCTTACGCTTTGGTTAGAGCGTAAATGAGACCTCCGGATTAGTGACCTGCCGGCATATCATGGGCTTAGGCCCACCACAATCATCCC